AAAGTAAACTTTGGATTTGGTGGTTCATCGGCAAAAGGTAAGAGGATGGTTATTAAGAAAAACAATCCTGAAAGGCGTAAGAATTTTAGAGCAAGACATAATTGTGATAACCCAGGTCCCCGTTGGAAAGCAAAATATTGGGCATGTAGGACTTGGTAATATCAAAAAATTTATATACATTTGAACTTAATAAACTATAATGGCAGATAAATCACTTTTTAGTAGGTTACAAAAACTATTTTCAACAAACACTATTGTTCGTAGAACTGGCAAAGGTGTAAAGGTTATAGATACCGATGAGTATCAAAATATAACTACAAATCTTGTTGACCGATTTATGAAGCTTAAAGTTACAAATTATGCTTCAGGTCAAATAGATTCATCGTTGGCATATCAGCAAGTACGAATAGACCTTTTTAGGGATTACGATTCAATGGATCAGGATCCAATTTTATCTTCTGCATTAGATATTTACGCAGATGAAGCAACTGCAAGAAATGAATTTGGCAACGTACTAAAAATACATCACGAAGACCATAACATAAAACAAATACTTGAGAATCTTTTCTATGATATTCTTAATGTAGAGTTTAATCTTTGGCCGTGGACACGTAATCTTGTAAAGTACGGAGATTTCTTTTTACAACTTGAAATATCACCTGAATTGGGAATCGTAAATGTATTTCCTTATTCACCATATGAAATAACCAGAGTGGAAAACTTTGACCCATTGAATCCACAAAGGGTTAAATTTGTATATGCTCCATATCAAAATCCATTAGGCGCATACGGTATGAGTTCTAAAAAAGAATATGAAAATTATGAAATAGCCCACTTTCGATTAAATTCCGATTCAAACTTTTTACCTTACGGAAAATCAATGATAGAAGGTGGCCGACGGATATGGAAGCAGTTATCTCTTATGGAAGACGCGATGTTGATTCACCGAATTATTAGAGCACCTGAAAAACGTATATTCAAAATTGATGTTGGTAATATTCCACCAAATGAAGTGGATAACTATATGCAGAAAATTATAAATAATAGTAAAAAGACTCCATTTGTTGATGAAAGAACTGGCGACTATAACTTAAAATATAATATTCAAAACCTAATGGAAGATTATTATATGCCAGTTCGTGGTAATGATAGTGGTACAAACATTGATACTTTAAAAGGTATGGAGTACACTATGATTGAAGATATTGATTATCTTAAAAACAAATTAATGGCATCTCTTAAAATGCCAAAAGCCTGGTTGGGATATTCCGAAGATACAAATGGTAAAGCAACACTTGCCGCACTTGATTCTCGCTTCGCAAAAACAATTGAAAGAGTACAAAGAGTTATTATTTCGGAACTGACTAAAATAGCAATCGTACATCTATACGCACAGGGAATAACCGATGATAAACTAACAGGATTCAGTTTGGAATTGACAATACCATCTAAAATTTATGAGCAAGAGAAAGTTGAACTATATACATCAAAAATTTCTTTAATTGAATCTATGCAACGTACAAAGATGTTATCGAAAGAATGGATGTATGAAGCAATTTTAGGTATGGCAAAAGATGAGCAGGATGAACAAACACTTGCTATAATAGAAGATGTAAAGCAGGCGTTTCGTCTAAACTCAATAGAAACGCAAGGCGTAGACCCGGCAGCACAGCCAGAACAACCAACTAACGTAGAAGAAGAAATCCAAAAAATAAAAACCGAATTAGAAGAAGAAGGTAAAGTAGGTCGCCCTAAAGACCCGATACGTTATGGTAAAGATGACCATCCTCTTGGCAGAGACCCATTGGGAATAAAAACTCTTAAACAAAAAGAAGGTTCAGTAAAGTACAAACCCAGAAAAGCATATCAAGAAATTTTTAGAGATATGGATGGGAATAAGAAAAAGATAATATCGGATTAATGCCAAACTTACAAATGATTTTATAGTATATTTATATTAAAATCAAAGTAAATGGCGGGTATTTTAAATATAAGGCGTGGTATTAGTGGTATTACGCTTACTGATGGTGAATTTTATTTAAATAAAGGAATCAACGCCGTACAAATTGGTAGTGGTTCCGCTATACTCACACTTTTACCAATAAATAAATTAATATCGGGTGATATTATTCTTAATGGTAATGTTTATGCAAACAATCTTACTGGTTCAGGAGCATTAGCCTATGAAATTACTGCAAACTTAACTGTTGGTGGAATTGATAGTGGAACTACATTTCCTGTTGGTACACCGCATGATGATATATTTAGACAATTATTAACCCGTTATCAGGCAGCTTCTTTATCAAATTTAGTGTTATATTTGGGTGGTAGTTCAATACCAACAGCAGCTAGAGATGTTGGTAATGGGTTTAGTTTTAATCGTTTTGGATTTTCAGCAGCAGCTGATTCTCAAGGTAATTTACCAGTTAGTGCGAGTTTTGTTATATCCGGTACCGATTCCGATGATGCCACTTTTAATTACTTTTCAACGCCAATTAACACATCAAATCTTACTATTTTAACTCCAACAATTCAACCAAGTCGTTCTATTGTTGGTAATATGACATTCACTGTTAATGCTAAAAAAGCAGATGGAAGTACATCGGTTACACCACTAACATTAACCATATCTTATAGATTAAGAAATTATTTAGCAGCAAGTGCAACGGATATAACAACAAATGCAAACGCACAAAATGTAATTAATAGCGATGTTGTTACCAGTTCATTATTAACTTCTAAAACGTGGACTGCTACATGCTCTTCTGCTAATGATGATGTTACAAAATGGACATATATAATATATCCTGCATCATATGGTGATTTGAGTGGTGTTGTACAAAACAGTTCTCAAAATGTATTTGATGCTTTTACAAAGTTATCTGGTACATTTTCTATAACAATAAATGGGATAGCAAATAATTATATAGTGTATAAATCCACACAATATGGAGCGTATAGCTCTGGTGTACAATTAACAATTACATAAGATGCCAATAAAATTTCCAGATTTACTTCAAAACAATAATCCAAATTATCCAATAGCTGATATTACCAATATTAGAGGCAATGCATATCCTTTGTCTTTATTATCCGATACTGGCAGCATTCCGACGGACAAAAGAAAAATTGGAACTATTGTTTTTGTTAGTACAACACAAGAATATTATGGTTATTTTGGAACAACAACCGGAACTTCGGATTGGAATAATGGAGCAAATTGGAAAAACCTAATAGGCGGAGTTACTCCTATAACCAATATACTGACTGGATATATTAGCACGGGCAGTGTAGGTACCGGACAAACTATATCAGGCTCATTAAGTGTGGTTGGTGGAATTACTTCATCGTTATTTGGCACAGCTAGCTGGTCAAATAATTCATTAACGGCTTCTTTTGTTCCAAATGCAATGTATACGGCATCTGTAAATGTAAATACAATAACATTTACAAAGGGTGATAGTTCTCAATTTTCAATTACAGTTCAAGGAACAAACGTAAATTCAGGCTCATTTGTTACAACTTCTTCATTCAATCTATTTACACAGTCGATTAATAATTTTACTGCATCGTATAATATAGGATCATTTACGGGTTCACTATTAGGGATAGCATCAACGGCATCTTATATAAGTTCATCAAATGTATTTGGTCCTCACGGATTTAATTCAATACTTACAGCCTCATATGCTGTAAATGTAAGTAATGTATCTTCATCATATCCATTTGATGTTACAGGAAGCTCAATTTATAGTTTTAATTCTAATATAGATGAGACTGGCACTAAATTTCCGATTTCACCATTAAGTAATATTATAATTGGAGAATATGCCGGAACAGTACTTACATCTCAACCATTTACCGATTCTATAATCATCGGAAGTGGTTCGGGTCATAATACCATATTAAATGATAGAAATATATTTGTAGGATCAAATTCAGGATATAATAGTCAATTAACTTCACAATCAATAGCTATTGGTAGAAATGCGGGCAGAAGTTCTGTATCATTTAATAGAAGTATTTTTATTGGGCAATCATCTGGTAGAAATACTGATGCAAATAATTCTATATTTATAGGAACTTCTGCAGGACAAAATTCGTACAGGTCAAATAATTCTATTTTTTTAGGAAGAAATGCAGGAGCATTTACCATAGATTCTCCACATACTATTTTAATAGGATATAATGTAGGATATACAGGTTCCTATACCGAAACCTTGGGAGAAAATAATATTATAATTGGTACAAATATTACTCTGCCCGCAGGCCGCCGGGACTCAATTAATATAGGTGGTATAATATTCGCAACAGGCTCATACTCCGGAAGTGGTAATAATGGATTTGCAATTGCTACACCGGCCATAAATGCACGTGTTGGTATAGGTGTAATGACACCATATGCAAATTTTCAAGTATCAGGTACAGTAGCATTTCCAAATTTGACAAATGAAGGAAGAACATGGGTTGTAACATACGATACCGCAAGTGGCCAATTATATTATACCGCATCTACTAGTATACCCGGCGCAGGAACTCCCGGGCAACCAAATCTATCAGTACAATTTAATGACAATGGACGTTTTAGTGGTTCATCCAATTTAACATTTAATAATACTCAATCACCAAATATATTATCATTAATCGGTTCATTATTAATATCAGGTTCAACAACTCAAATTGGAAATAATACATTA